TATCACCAATTCTTCCAAGTCCAATAAAAGGTTCATACTCCCAAGATCTTTGAATCTCACGATGATAAGTAAGTCCATAACCCTCACCATCAGTCAATACGACACACTGAACTTTTTGAACTTTAGTATTTTTCTTAAACTGTGGAATAATTTGGTGAAGTGCAATCATCGTCTCATTCAAGGGAGTTCCGGACAATCCCATTCCAACAGGGATAGGATACCTTCCACCAAAAGTAATATATTGTGCAAGACGGAACATATTCTTCAATTGTTTTTCCAAAGTTTTAGAATTAACTTTGTGTGACAAAATGTTCATCAAAGAAAACTGTTCTCCAACCTGCATCAAACCATCTTTTTTCTCATATGGTCTTTTACGACAAAGTTGTTCTCCATCATCACTTACTAATGGATACTCATTCGTGAATGCATATACCTCAAATGGAATAGAAACTTTCTTACAGAACCAGACAAGATTGAATAACTGTTTCATAGTATCCATCATTACATGGGTCATCGAACCAGACCAATCGAGAATAAAAATCAATCCATGATCTTTACCATCGGCAAGTGTGGTTACTTTCTTAAACAAGTCTTCGTTGTATTTGTAGGTGTGGAGTTTAGAGCAGTCCAGAACTCCAGTGCGACTAGTAGTAGCACGAGCATAGCTATTAGCAGATTTTCTACATTCGAATTCTTTGACAAGATAATTTACCTCTTTCTGTGCTGATTTTTTAAATTTCAGAAACTCACCATCAACATAATCAAACAGATAAGGATCATTTGGATTGTCCCAGAGTTCATCACATCTCTCATGTATCTCTTTATTTGGAACAATAATATCATCAAGATTAACTTGAGGAAGTTCTACATAAACATTCTCAATTCCATCCATTGATGCAAGATTTTTGATTGCATCCTGCAACGAATCCATCGTATCGACTTTAGGTTCAGGATTAGTTTCTCCACCCTGACGAACATGCTCGGTGTCTTGCTCGGCAACATGCTCGGTGTCTTGCTCGGTATCAGCAGATTCTCCAGGTTGCTGTTGCTCCATAGAGTTATCAGACTGCTCTTCGGATGAACCAGAACTTTGCGATTCTAATGAATCCATATCAGTCTTGGTTTCTGTATTCATCTGATCCTGACAATACTTATAGAGTGCCTGTGCCGCAATCAGAACATCATCAAAATCTTCACAACCTTCGATCATGCGAACGATAGGCATCTCTACATATTCACCAAAAGGAATATCAACAAAGTTTCCAATCTTAAAGTGAAGATTTACACGGTCGGCAAGATTCATCTTACTTACATCTTCACACTCAACACCAAAGAAGTCCTCATCGGCAAGAACATTATATCCTTTATAGAAGGTCTTAGAGATGCCAGCATAACGACGCTTCATCAGTTTTTCAATGCGAGCATCCTCCACCACATTCACAAACTGTGGAGGAATCTTATATTCTTTTATCCAATCACGATCTGGTGTATAAAGTGCATGTCCCACTTCATGTGCCACCAACATATCATATATCTCATTACCTGCCTTATCCCAATTCGGCAGTGTCAGCACACGAGTATGAACATTGAAACATGCAGTCTCAACATTTTTGTTCTCTACCACAAGGTCTTCGGTGGCAAGAAGTTTGGCAAGTTGAGATTTGATTTCGTGCCTGACGGTCATTGGTTTGATGCGTATGAATGTAGTATACAATAAAAAACCACCCCTGTGAGGAGGTGGTGGTCAGTTTGGGAAGTGGTTATCGTATCAAGTAAAGATACGATCAGTGATATCGGGGTTCCCTGTGGCAGAATATGCGTGATGAACCTCATTGGGTTTATACACATTAGCACGATGACCATATGTTTCTGCCAGAAGATGTGCCATAGCAACCGCTTCTATCCAAAGTTCAGTTTGACAAGTATAAAAAACTTGAGATGGACTGAAGCATTTGACTGAAAAAAGAGAAGTCATCAGTTCGTTTCGTATGAACGTATTATACAAAAGAACCCTGCTTTTTGGGCAGGGTCATGTGACAGTTTTTGAAGTGTCTCAGTGCCTCCTTTCGAGAACGCATTGCCTGAGGTTTCAGTTTTCGTTTCTGCTCCTTCTTGGAGTGATGGTATCTATTTGGGACTTGCATTGTTCTTTAATGTATCAGGACATCATACGTGAAAAACCTTTGACTTTCTCGAAACGGATGACACTTTGGAATTTGTCATGTAAGTCTGACTTATGAGAGATGACGAATATATTAGCATCCTTTATCACATAACGAATAATTTTTAGGAACTCTTCGGTTCCAAATCCATCAAGTGAAGAGTCAAATACTTCGTCCATAATCAACAGGTTAGTGTTTACGGAATTTTTGAGTCTCGCAACTTCTCTCCAAGTGAAGAGTAGAGCCAAATCTACACGCATTTTTTCACCTTCACTAAAAGAACTATAAGAAAAGTTTTCGTGAATAGGTGACTCAATGGTTTCACCGAACTCCTCATCAAGTTTAAAGTTGATGTAGAAGTCCATCATTTGAAGATAACGATTAACCTGCTGATTGATGAATGGAAGATACTTCTTGATGATTTTTGTTTTTACGCCATCGTCCCGAAGAAGGGAATAGGCAAAATCGTAATGAACGATTTCTTGTTTTTTGTCTGAAAGATATTCAATTGTCTTTTGGAGATTGTCTTTAAACTGCTCTAATTTCTCATTCTCAGTATTTCTGTTTTGTAAGTTATTGGTAATAGTTTGAATTTCATGTTCAAGATCTCTGATTTGTCTCTGGTTGAGGGAAATCCTAGTATTGTTTTGAGAAATGCCATGCGTTAGTTTTGTAATCTCCTTAGATAAGGTATTGAATTGACGCTCTCGTTCCTGTTCGAACTTAATTGTTTCTTCAAGATCTTCATAACCTTTCTTGAGTTCCTTTGCTTTATTTTGAGCGTCACTAATTCTATTTACACGAAACTCTTCTTTGATGTCTTGTGTACAGGTAGGGCAGACCGTATTTTCTGTAAAGAACTTATGCTCTTTGGTAATGGTCGCAACCTTTTGTGAGATTTTGCCTTTAAGATTGTTTAGTTTTGATAACTTCCCACGAGCACCAATAACTTCTTCCTGTTCTTTTGTAAATTTATGAATATCTTCTTCTATGACAGCATTATCTCTCATATAAACTTCGACTTCACTATCTAACTTAGTGATTTTATCACTGTTGGATTTTATATTTGCATTACCACGACTTTCGAGTTCTTCAATAAACTCTTCCTGCATCTTCATCTTATCTTTAAGATTATCTTTCTTAATATCTAAAGATTTAATTTGCTCTTTCTTTGTGCGAATATTATCTTTAATTAGACTATTCATAGCAGAGAAGATACGAATATCTAACAAGTCTTCAATCACCTCACGACGATTGGCAGTCGTTAATTGCATGAAAGGCACAAAGGTGCTACTACCAAGTATAACAATTTGTGTAAATGACTTATAATTTACCTTAAGAATACTCTCCTCAAGAATGCGTTGATTAGCACGATCATCTGCTTCCTTATGAAGTGGATTACCATTCACCTCAATATCAAAGATATTTGGTTTAATTCCACGACGAACCAAATAATCACGACTATTCACAGAGAACTCAATCTCCACTAAACAATCCTTCTCATTTGTAGCATTCGCAAGTTGTGGTTTATTAATCTTACGAAATGGTTTATTGAATAATACAAATGTAAGTGCATCTAACATCGTAGATTTACCTGCACCATTTGTTCCAATAATCAAATTAGTATGATGTTGTTGGAAGTCAATCTCTGTAAATTGATTGCCGGAACTTAAAAAGTTCTTATATCTAATCTTTTGAAATGTTATCATTCTTAGGAGGGATCACAATGTCATTAGGTGTAATAATCGTATACTTGTATGAATAATGTTTACAAGTTTTTATAGCAAGGTCATCATCAACTTCTACAATATCCATATCAGCATCTTCTTCGTCATATAGCATCATAGCATATCTTTCGGCATCATCTTCTTCCTCAAACAAAAATAACACTTTATGTCCATACTTATCCTGGACAGCATAAGCACCGTCATCTTTACCATCTTTGAGAGTTAGAAGATACATTTACTCCACTTCGCAAGCCTGACTATACAAATCTTGGAAGATACCTTTGATAATATTTTTATCAAGATCAAATTCAGACTCTTCAATATATCGATTTAGAATTGAAAGTGTATTCTCTTCTTCGTCAATATCAAATTCTTCAGACTCTTGAATTTCAAAGTTCTCAATTATTTTTAAATCATGAACTCCAACAGTATAAAGTTTATCAATAAACTTTTCAAAATCTTTGGGTTTTGTTTTTTTGCGGACAATAACCTTTACAATTTTGTTTTCATATTCAGTTGCATTGAAGAGTTTGTGATTGGTGTCTTCGTAATAGATGTTATAAAATAATTTATAAGGATTATTAACTGGAGTATGAGTGAGGGTTTCCGTATCAAAGATATGAAATCCTCTCGTATCATTTACATCATTCCAATACATCTCATAAGGATTTCCTAAGTAGAAGATTTTTCCGTTGTCGGATCGAGTGTGATAGTGTCCCGAGAATACCTTTTCGAACTTCTCAAATAATTTGCAGTCCATACCGTCTTCCATGACGTGGCCACGATGAGCTCTGAATCCGTTGAGCTCAAGGTGCCCCATCGCACATATGCTAGATGTATTTTTAATAGATTTGACAGTATTCTCAAAGTTTTCTGCATTGATCCAAGGTATAAACAGTATTTTTAATTTATCTAATGCAATCTCTGATACTTCACTATATGTCTTTATATTATTATAAGTCTGTAGAAGAAGTTCTGGAGAGTTTACATTATTAGTATTCTTATAGTAACAATCATGATTACCAATAATCATATGAACATTACAATTTTTGAGTCTGTCAAATACAACTCTCTTTGACCACTCAAGACTTTGATAATCAATTGACTTACGACTATCAAAGGCATCACCCATATGAATAACAGTATCAATTCCTTCTGCTTCTAAAGTAGGAAAGAATACATCATCATAGAACTTCTCAAAATGATCATGCAGGTGCTTAGATCCTTTGCGGGCACCGAAATGACTGTCCGTTATAATGGCGACCTTCATAGCAATTTGTTACTCTTACGAATATTTTCAGTAGCAGTCAAAATCTGCAGATTATCGGGGTGGTGTTTACCTCCCTTGGATATCGGGTGTATATGATCAACGTGGTGTTGAACACCTGTTTCCTCCGTAAGTTTAGCACACTCTTTGTAGATGGTCAATATCCTTTCATGCTCTTCCTGAGTTAATACAGCAGCATCACCAAACTTTTTTGCCCTATATCTGTAAGTTTTATTATTTACCTTCTCCTTTGTTCTGTAAGGAGCCATCAACTCTTTATTATTGAGTTTCTTAATACCCTCTTCTTTTACACACTTAACACACCCATAAGTAGAAACATATTTTTCATATGTGCCGCATTTTTTGCAAGGGGTTCCTGAGGTATATGTTTTATCCCCGTTTGCCTTTGCCTTATTTCTATTCTGTTGGGAGATTGCGGGATGTTGATTCGCCATAGAGCACCATAGTATTATAGTTATTTATACACTATGGAGCACTTCATCGGTTTTTATATTGAATTGCATCTTTAATTGAATTATACTCTGAACTATGCCCAGAAAGCAAGCTATCGTCAATAACCATTACTTCATCAAATCCAGTCTTCTCAATAATCTTAGTCTTAATTTCCAATTGCTTCTTCTCCTTCTGAATACGTCTCAGGAAGGCATAATGAATAATCTGAGTAAAGTATGCAAAAGGGTTCTTAGACCTTTCTGGGTCGAAATTATGAATGTACTGGACGCAATTTTCTATCCCATCAGAAATCATATCTTCACGGAACATGTAGTTCACAAAGTTGGGTTTATATGAGAGGTGTGTCGCAATCTTAAGAAAACACTCACCAAGATAATCTGGAATACGTGGTTTACCTTCCCATTTTTTTCCTCTTTCCTGTTTCGGAAACTCAGTGAGGTCTTTATTGAAAGTCTTCATGTATGATTTTTCTACCTTAGTTCGATAGACAATCATTGCCTCCAATAACTCTTTATTGTTTACATAATGTTCTGATTTCTTCTTGGGCATAATTCATTACTCTTTAAAGTATAAGTTGTTCTAATTATACCACACTTCACAAGGGCTTGACAAGATGTTGAATTGTATGTAGACTACCTTTGTTAGGGTTGAAGAGGAGGACTTAGCTTTCTTTAGTATCTTCAAGTTTAAAAATATTCTCTAGAGTTTTTCTTGCTTCTTCTACCGTTGATAAGTATCCCATCTTTCTAGACGGAATAATTTTACCTGAAGGTTTTTCATTAGAGGACGATTGAGGTTTATAAACGTCTATATCATCTTCATCTTCAAGATAGTTAGTATATATCTCAATCATTCTTTCATCATGAGTTTCTGTCATAGTAAGAATTTTATCAGGTCTTACAATAAAGAAATCATCAGATGCTAATTCCATCCATGATTTAACTTTAACATGCATTCCATTTTGAGAGTGTAGAAGTTTCATTGTGATTGGATTCTGCATCACAATCAAAGGATCACCATCATTCTCATCAATAGAAATAAGTGATAATACTTCTTCA